TCTTGCATCACAAGTTCTTCGCCAGTATTATCTGACAAAGCTTGACGGAGAATAGAATCTGACAGTCCCATGTTCAGTCTCCTTATTGCCCAGGCATCCGGAAGTGGTTTCTGAGATAGTTCATAAAGGGATCGACGTTCTTAGCGCCTTTCTTCACAGCACCTCCTAACAGCATCATCGGGTGGTAGTCAGTAAAGTTCGTCGGCATGGGGAGTTCCTGGAGAGGCTCGACTGACTTGGTGTTGTCTTCCAGTGAAGGAACAGAACCCTCTTCTGGAACACCCAGCATCTGGCGAAAGTACTTGTTCGTCAAGTTTCCCTGGTTTCTCTTCTGCTCCAAGAAGCTCCCGGAGTAGTCCATCCCGAGCTGCCTGTCAAACTGCTTACTCTTCGTGTCCTCGTTGATCCCACCGATCTGTGCTTGCTGGAGAGGACTCTCAAACTGCTGCTGGTCATCCTGCAGCTCCTTTGCAGCTTTCGTCTTCATCCCCAGCAAAGCCTTGTTAATCTCCCCTTCTACGTCCAGCTTCTGAAGTTCAAACCCTTGCTGCCTCGCATGATAAGCCTGCGCTCTGTTCGAGAAGTCCTCGATCATCTTCTTTCGTTCACTCTGAAAGTTCAACATGTTAGCCATTCTTTCCTCCTATTCGTAAGCGTAGAGAATTTCCTGAACGTCGTTCGCGTAGCTGAACTGCGTGCTCGTGCTGTCGCTGCCGGAGGCAGACTGGTTCGCCCCGTAGCTGAAACTTACACCCGCATTCACTGCTGACATAGCACCAGCAGCGACTTGCGCCGAAACCCTGGCTGCGCCCTCTGCTGTGGAAGCTCTGAGTTGCGCGACACCGAGAAATGCCTTAATCTGAGCATCCAACTTCGCCAGTTCAATATCAGCCTCAGTCTTCACCACGGATGCTTCTGCTGCAAACGCCGTGGCCTTAGCCTCCACAGTTGCCTTGTACGCAGTGGCCTGAGATTCATAAGCTTGAACTCTTCCCAGGTATGCCTTCACCTGAGCTTCGATCAAGCTAATCATTGCCTGGACGTCTGTCTCGTAGATCGAGAGCTGAAGCTTCCCCGCCTCCACGTTCGCAGTAAACTCCTGCACCGTAGCAGTCGAGTAAGCCTTCGAGACTTCTAGCTTCAAGGCTTCATTCTTCAGATAATAATCCCGGAGCAAACCCTCCAGCCCAACAGCCTGCTCCAGATTATGTCTTGTATTCTGGTCTGCCAACTGCGCTTGCACTGTCATAATTTCATAGTTCAGCAGAGCATCTTCCCTAGAAATCTCTTTCTGAATTTCAAGCAACCTACCGGAGTGCATCCCAACAGGAAGAACCCATCCCCTTGAAGCGAAGTAATCATCAGCCTCTGTGTAGAGAGCGGCATCCTTTGCTTCCTTTCTGGTAAGGGCTCTTGCCCAGAGAGCAGCTTCCACGGCAGCACCAAGCCCAGTTCCTCCGTTTGAAAGAGTCCCAGAGATCTTCGAGAGAATCCCTTCTATAATCTCAGAAGAATAAAGCGCTCCGGAGAAGCTGAAGATTCCACTCAAGGAAGACACAGAGACACTGGGTCTCGCCGGGGTAGTGTAGCTAAGTGTCATCTCCCCAGGAGCAACTGCAGCGAAGTCAGAGATGTCTAAACTTGCCGGGAGACTATGCTCCAGCGTGATACTCGGCACCACAAAGCTCGACGTTGTGTTCATAGCATTGAGAAACGACAACGTCTGGTTCATCATAGTCGTCGCCCAGTTCTGTGTGATAGAGAACTGATTCTCCACCATTTCCTGGGCTTCATTCGAGTTTGTCCTGATGTCATCGTAGAGACCCATTGTTCCTCCTAGTAAGAGAGCACAAAGTCAAAGAGATCCCCTTCGCTGACAGAGCAAGAGAGAGCGAAGGGACCAGTTCTAAAGAAGTCATCCGAGTCTTGCCAAGGTTCCAGAAGAAGTTGAAGAATGAACTTGGCGTTTCCGTAGCTAGAATTCAAGACTAAACTGTCCGAAAACCACCTGTTCCCCGTGGCAAACAGCATGACGTTATCGTAGAAAGCAATCGTTGGGAGATAGGTCCAACTAGCAGGCTCCACGTAGTAAGGACTTATGTATTTCTCCAGTGTTGTCAAGATTCTGGTGTCATCAGTAAAGTCTGCATACTCACTTCCGGAGAGCTTCCACCAGATGGGCGTCTCCAGCTCCAAAGCACAAGCATCATACATCCAGCTCTCCACGTCTTCGTAGTCATAGCTAGAGATCCTGAAAGGAATATTCGAGTACCCACGGTAGAAGACTGGAGAGACTCCAGAGTAAACCAAGGGAACAGACACAGTACTTCCCGCCTCATCTGTCGTCATAGCAACTAGCAATCTCTCACTACTATCAACAGAAACAGAGTACGTTCCTCCGTCGAGTATAAGATTGTTAACATTGCTGCCATTGAACCTCGCAGAAGAGGTGAAGCCAGAATACCCGCTGGCTGCGACAAGGTTGCTATAACGTGTTCCCTTGATGGTGCTGGAGCTTGCTGTCATGTAGTGGAGCAAGGTAGAATACATCACCTCGAAGCGCAGCGGGCTGGTAAGAGCTAGCAAAGCAGCATTAGCAAAGGCAACAGCGTTGTCATCTGCCACGGTGGTATTAAGTGGCGCTAATATCCTAGCAAGACTTGTGGTTCCTAAGCAGAAGATAATTTTCCCAGACACCCGCGTCTTCCAAGCCAGAAGCCTGTCTAGCTCATCTTCCGTCAAGGCTCTGGAGAGAGCAGGAATAAAGACTAAGCTATATTCATCCAAGTCTCTAGGAAGTGTTGCCTCTGGTCTTAGCTTACTCCCCCAGAGCTGTGACAGATTCCTGAAGACATCTTCAGTAAACCTCGTCGCACCGATCCAGATCATAGCACGTTCCCTGAGAGTCTTCGGGAGAGAGAACTCGGAGAGAGGTTTCTTCTTCGCTACCTCTTCTACTACCACGTTGTCGATTCCCTCTATACTAGAGATAGAAAACCTTCTTCCATCCTTGGTTCTTCCAGTAGTTTTGTAAGCAGACAACTCTCTGGCAGTCATCTGCTGCTTGTGCCTCTCCATCAAGTACTTGATCTCAGCAGCATCTTTGTTCCCGCCAGAGAAGATTCTCATAGCCCGGTTCCTTCCAGTGAAAGTGCTGGCAAATCAACAGCAACGAAGGCTCCGAAGAAGTGAACTCTCCCGGCTTTAGCCGTGCCTACCAAGACATCCAAGTCAATAGAGTTCAAGGCAAAGTCACAGCCCAGGGTGTTGTCTACTCTGACAGTAAAGTAGCAACCACGGATGTCTCTGCCCAGGGGAGCAACGACTTCTTCTCCTCTGGAGCTATCAATATCACAGTGCAATTCCCTCTCTACGAAGCTCCCTTCGTCTGACTTGACAGAGATCTTCATACTCCCAGAAGCTTCCAGGCCAACGATAGCTTTTCGCAAAGACTTCTGCTTCGGGACACCAAGGTCTGTCATAGCAAATTCAGCGAAGGCGTCAATGGCTGTTCCATTGTCAGTCAGGCCGTTATCGAGGACGAAAGCCCCGGAGCTAGAGACGCCAAGAACTGTTCCATCGTCTAGCTTGCAGAGGGAGTTAAAGGAGAGTCTACTCTGCTGCACCGCTCCAACATTCCTAGTAAAACATAATCCTAACGTAGCCACGGACCCTCCTACTGTAATACAACAAATGAATGTTTACTGGAAGCGAAGAACATAGTCATCATCGAAGAGTGCAGAGGAACCAGTGGAGTAACAGGAAAGCCTGGGAAGAACAGCCGCTGCAGAAGTCGTGACAGCTTCAAAGCCAGCTGCTGAGAGAGTCCAGGCTGGAAGAGTTTGAGAAAGCGAAGCAAGAACTCCAGACTTTCCTGTTGCTACTATAGTTAATCTTGGGAGCGCTACGGCACCGCTTGCAATCAAAGAACCAATCCCGGTGGCTACAACTGTCATTGCTCCCAGAGACATAGAAGCTCTGCCACCACCAAAAGCTTCCATAGTAAACGCAGGGAAGTCAATCGTAGCGCTGAGGACAAGTCTTGCTGTGACAGAGCAAGTTAGCCTTGGAAGTGTGTTCGATCCTGTGTTCTGGTTGTAAGTGCTCAAGACTTCAGAGGGGTGCACCACCACGTAGGCTGTGTCTGTCAGATAAGCCCAGGGATCTGTGTAGTTGCTTCCTGCGCTGGCAAGCGGGAGAGTATCAACGTCCACCACAGCACTTGCCGGAGCATCCAAGATCACCCAGTTGTCATCAGAGGCTCTCTTGTAAGCAAGCCAAGAGTACTCCACTCCGGATTTGTAGCCGAAGTAAGTTCTCAGTCTATAAGAAGGAACACTTCCAGCTAGAAGAAGCGAATGAACCAGGAAGGCATAATCCTCGCTGTCCCCTCTTCCATAGTAAAGAACCCCGCGCGGGTCCATCCAGTAGTTCGCAACACCATGCCTCGCTAGGTCAGTGTCTAAGACCACATTCTCCCTGGCGTAGTCAACTGCAGCAACTATTTTGTCTTTCTCAGCCATGATTACATTCCTAAGAAAAGAGTGTTTGCAATCTCTGTAATGTCAGGATGCTCTTCGAGAAGGATTTCTGGTTTCAGGCTGTTAGCTATCGTGCTTGGAACTCCCTGTCCGAAGGACAGTGCTGACAGCGTGGGCATAATCCCTGAGAAGAAGTAAGCATAGGTTAAGGTGGAGTCACAGGTCAACGTCGGGAAAGTCATCTCTCCCCAGTTAACCTCATGCCCGCCACCAGCTTCCAGTGCCGGAAACTCCATGCTACAATACACCCAACGAATGTTTCCTGTGCAGGAGAACGCTGGAAGAGCAACGTCAGCTCTATCGTTGTCAGTTTGAAAACTTCCCACAAGCAAGCTAGGCAAACACAAATGTCCCTGGTTTAATCCAAGCCATCTTGTGCCTGTACCGGCTACCTCGAAACTTGGTAATAATGTAGCTGAACCAACACCAAAAAACGACGCGACCACCCCAGAAGAATCTGTAACAGCAGATGGTGTTATCCTGATGTAGTCTACATCTACAGAATTATCATAGGTGTATGTATTGTAAGTAGACCTAAGACTAAGTAAAATATCCCAAAAAGACAGCAGTGAAACATCATCACCAGACAAAGTACCATACTGCACAAAACCATCACCTATATCGAAATAGGTTGTAAGTGAATCACCACTTCTAGCCATACGAAAAATTATACTTGTTATGGAAGTAGAGAAAACAGTTGCACCTGATGAGGTGCCGCTGTAACCTGAAACACCGCCATAAACTATGATACCACCACTGACAAAATAATCAGGCCACCAGGTAATGCCAGAAACATATAGATGAGCACCTACACGCACGGTGTTATCTAAACTACGGCATAGCATTTTAAATACAATGTCACCGTTTCTGTTCAGTACTAAGTTGTCAAGTTTAACGTCTATTGTAAAGTCGTCACTAATTATCACGTTTGGTGAATAAGGAGTTCCATCAACGCTGTTATAAGAAATGATACTGACCTGGTCGTAACTATATATTCCAGTTGTCTGTGCTACGTAAGTAGTTTGCATTGGAAGTTTCCCTCCTACACCAGAAGGAGGAGAAACAATACTACCGGTAGTCGGCAACGGATTATTTCCTGTAGACGAAGTATGAGATATGTAAAGAGAAGAATTATTATTAGTACTGATAGTATGATATAGAAAATTTTCCGGAAAGTCAGTCGTTAAAGTAAATTCACTATACGCGCTAATACTATCTCCGGGTATTATCCTTGGAGGAAAGTCTGTTATTCCAGGACTATAAGGAACCTCTTCAGTATTGCCAACAACTGCTGTAATGGGCCCATCGGCAGGGTTCGAAGGATTTAATATAATCGCTTCGTTTCCATCTATTATTACAGTAGTACCACCTGTCATGTCTCCATTACCTATTATAATAACATCTTCCGAATCATGAAGGCCCTCAAATTCTGAGATGGGGAAGTCTCCTCTGACATAGAAAGAGAAGTAAAATTCGTCATTTCTTTCGATTGTAAAGGCAGTTAAATCAGTGCTAGTAAAATAACCGTTTAGTGAATAGTCTGGTTGCTGCACACCATTTACAGTAAAGAACAGTTGCTGACTTCTTATTCCTTGTATCACATAAACATTTGTGACATAGTAATACCCGGAAGGAAAGTTAAGGCAGCAGTGTGACATGTCATAGTCTGCCACAAATCTTCTGGTATAGTATATTTTATCTAAATAGGCCATGTTCTCTCCTGACAGTGGTGGTGGAGTAGAATGATACTCCTAGTCCACCACCTTCTGTTAGTTGCTACGCAGCCGGCATGGTCATAGTGAAAGCGTCGATTGTGAGTGTGGCAGAGAGCGTGATGATGGTGCTGGAGAGGTTCAACTGTGCCCCACTGGTAGCAACGGCCCCGTCGAAGCGAACTGCCGTGGTGCTCCCGCCGGTGACGACAGTGTTGGCGTAGAACCTGAACCACCCGGCGGTGCCTGTAGCCAAACCTACACCAGACCAAGTTTCTGCAGAAGCCTTTGCGATGCTGCCTCCAGAAGCAGTCCCGAACTCCAGTCCGTTAGTAGCCACTCCAGAAGTAAAAGCCCCAGAAGAAACGGTGATCCGAACCAGCTGTGTCCCACTCTCCGCTGTGTCTGCGTCCGCGGGCTGACTCCCAGAGTAAATGTCAATGATACCATCTTCCATCGCATCCTTGAAACTCGCAGTCCCAAGCAGCGCGTTTCGCAATCCTGTAGAAATTCTAAGTGTCATCTTTGATTCCTCCTAGCTGTTAAGTAGAAATAGAATATTGTCATTCCCCTTGAGAACTGCCGAGCCAGACAGGGCCCTTGGATAAGCCAGCTTCTCTTCGGTTAAGTTGATAAAACGCCCCTGCGGTCCGCCGCAGCAGATGCCTCCGGTCGTCAGGAAGAGGCAGTAGAGGTAGGGGTCCTGGAGTCCCAGGGAGACACCGGAGACCAGCTCTTGAACAACCGCTCCCTGGATTGCAGGGTCAGAAGAGACTTTCAAGACCTCTAGCTCCTTCGGGTTCTTCCCATGCCAGTAGTAAACTCCGGTCGTATCGCTGACGTAGAGGCCATCCTGGACTGCCTTGACTAGAGAAAGTCTTCCCTGGTTCTGGATGATGCAGCGAGCCAGATCAAACTGGTTGTAAGCGAAAGGCTCTGAGCAGTAAAGCAGAGAGTCCACCGCGATCCACATCCTGCCGAAGGCGACTTCCATCAGGTGACCCGCGGGAGGATCTGACACTGTCTTCGTCGAGTCCTTCCCGACGTAGGTTCCAGCAGTCCAAGAGTAAGAAGTCTTATTTTCCACAAACCCCTTCTCGAATCCGTTGGAGTAGTAGATGCGATTCCCGACTCTAGCATAACATAGTGGAGCGTTGTAATTCTGGATCTCCACTATCAGCCCGTTGTTCCCTACCTTGTCAATCCAGATCAGATAATGCTGAGAGAGATAATTCCACATCGCCAGGGCATAGGTACCACAGGAGAAGATACTGTGCATAGAACCAGAGAGAATGCTGGTGTAGCCTTTCCTTCTCTTAATCCTGCCAGTCCTGTCCAGCTCCACGTTCGAGCAGGCTTGCAGATCCACGATCCCCTTGTCCGGATCATACTGAACCCGCACCGGGTCTACCTTGACGTTCAAGCCTGCTGACGCCCTGTAAAGAGGAACTTTCTTTCCCATGTTAGTCTTCCTTCAGCTTTGACAGGTCAAGCTTAAGAGAGTTTGCCACGACACACTGTGTTGGAACCCCGGCCTCGGCATCCAGGATCAGAGTGATTCTCCCGGACTGTTTTGACAAGACCAGATAATTGTGCAACACCACAGTGATGTTCGTTATCAGTTTTTGAAATTCCTTCTGTTCCATGGTTACACACTCCAAGAACTGCTGATGTGTGGGATGCGATTTCTAGAGATCCACTCACGCAGTTTGTTGACACCCGAGTCTCTCTTGTCCTCATTAAAGGACTCGTTGTAATTCACAGTCCTGTTGATCTTCACGTCATCTACGTCGTCTTCGATTTCAGAGAAGATCAAGAAGGCTGCTCCGTTGACAAGGATCTTCTGTTGCAGGTGCTCAGGGATGTAGTCAGGTTCATAGTTGTCATTCGCGAAAGCTGGGGGATTCTGATAGTATGTCAAAACAAGGGTCTCTTCGGTTTCAGGAACCTTCTGATACCAGAGGATGTTTCCCTCTTGAGCAACTGCCTCCACTTCTCCAGCAAGAGTCAACTCCTCATTGTCTGTCTCTCCAGCATAAGCATCGACCAAGAGGTCTAGGCTCGGGAAGATCTTGATTCCTTTCTTGTGGAATCTAGAGACTCTTCCACTGAAGCCACCGGTCATGCTGGAGAGGGAGACCCAGGGCTGCGCGGCGACAGTAGCAACTGATCCAATACGCTTAAAGTCAGGGATGAGGACGATCCCCGCGATGTAAAGCGCAGCTTGGTAGAGCTTGCTATTCAGGTCGTCAGTGCTATAGCTCGGGTCTTGAATGGTATCAGCCAGGGCTGCTCGTAATTCTGATCGTTTCATACTAAAGAATCCCCCAGGAGCTTTTCACAAAATGAACGACAGTTGGTGGTGGTTAGTGAATCTCAGACATCAGGACATGCAGGTATCCGAGAGCCGTGGTAGCCGTTCCTGCCGTCGCGGTGTAGTTCGCGTAGATGATAGGAACGTCAGCGTCAGCCGGGGTGATGACCAGCGGAGCGCTCAACTCCAAAGCATCGAACAGGTTGGAGGCAGTCGGCCAGTACCACCCAGGAGTCGCCTCGGTGATCTCTGCCGCTTCGAAGAACTCATCTGCGTCTACGACAGCAATAGCCCCACCGGTGGTGATAGCGTCCGTTGCGATAGTCCCGATACCGATCAAGATAGCCGCGCTGGTACCGTTGAAAGCAGTGACAAGTTCGAAAACTGCCTGATGAACGCAGACAATCTTCCCGTGAGAAGCAGGGAAGGAGAACAAAACTGCATCAGTGTTCAGAGCAGCAACAGTCAGGGCCGCAGAGCGCACCCAGTACGGGTTAGGCAACACGTTGGTTCGTTCATCAGATTGCCGAAGATCAAGAATAGTCATTTTGAAACCCTCCTAGTAGATGACGTAATATTCTGCAAAGACCATGAATTTTCCAGTGGTCTGCGCCGTACCGACAGTCATGGTGATGCTGCCAGCTCCGTCCACGAACCACTTGCCAGGAAACAACAGTGCCCGTTGTTGGCCAATCAGGAAGACTTCGACTTCGCTAGCTTTCATGACAGCATCAGTGTCAGCGGTGTCGTTGTTTCCGTCTAGGCCAAGGGTGATTGTGTTGCTGGTGCCTACTTCGGTGATCACCATCCAGACATCCTTGACGAAGGCATATCTCGGAATGTGAACCATAGGGAAGGTTCCAGCAGCAGGATCTTCAGCCAGCTTCGAGTGGGCGAGTCTCAAGCACTGGCCGTCAGCACATGCAGTGCTTTCGTAAGTCGTGATAGCCATTTGCTTCTCCTTTACTTAGTCAAGTTTCTTCGCCCACAGAGAACCGATTACGCGACCGTAGTCACCGGAGGTCGTGAAGGTGACTGCTTTCATCCCGAAGATACCGCCACCGCGGACCATCATGAAGCGGTTGGCATCTTTAGTGTAAGGAACGAAAGACATTGTGGTTGACTTACTATCCCCGGCACCGCCCCAAGCCCACACAGCAGACTGGGCACCCAGGAGAGCGCAGCGATAGACACCTTCGTAATCGGTGTCGCCAGCAACGGTACGCGGGACATACTCAGACTTGGTCACCAGCATCCCGTTGTACTCGATCTCGACCTCGGGCATTGCGAACTGCCCAGCAGCCCGGCGAAGATCACCCCACTGTCCAGGGTTCGTGTTCTGCCGCAGCATGTCGAACATGTAGTTGTGCATGACGACGCGGAAGTAGTTCTTTCCTTTCAGCTTCAGCGGGCGCATCTTGAAGCTGTTCGTGAGAGGGATCTCTGCGCGCTGCTTCATAGCGTCCAAGAACGTCAGGTCGATGGTGTCAGCTGCGGTCAAGGTTGCCTCTGACGTCTTCCCATTCGGGAACATGTGGTGGTTGCTGGTAGGTTCGGAGATCGCGTTTGCGAAGGCAGTTGCCGAAGCAGACATCAGGCGACCGCAGAAGGTGTAAGCCGAGTTCCCCATCAGGGTGTTGATGAGCAGACCGTTGAGCTTACCGATCCACCATTCCTGGAGACCGTCTTTGCCCTCTTTCATCAGGTCGTAAGGGATGCGCTGTTCTTCCATCTTGCCGCCAGTATCGACAGCATGGTTCAGTTCTTCAATGGTCAACTTGAAGTTCCTGAAGGACAGCTTCTCTTCATTCCCTTCGATGGTAGCATCCCCGACGATACCAGTGCCGGTCAAAGGCAGTCGGATGCCGAAGGTCACTTCATCCCCTTCCCCCTTCGCGAGGTCCGTGTTAATCTGGACCACAGCATCTTTTCCCGTCCCGGTCAGGTAGTTGAATTCAACCCCAGGAAGAATCACGGAGAAAAGATCTCTTGCCCATTTCTTCCTGGTCAAGGCATCATTCGTCAAGATCTTGGTTTTCGGTGTAGACATTTAAATCCCCTTTCTAGTCAAGCTCGTTTGCTAGGTACTTGGTGTAGATATCTTCTGGAACCTTGTGCAGTTCAGTCTCGGGCATAGCGTCGATCTTTGCTGACGTCCACCCCGCGCCCTTTACCTTTCCGTCATCTTGCACAGAAGCAATGCTGCTCGGTGCCTTTGGTTTCTCCTTCTCTTTTCCCGCGTCAGTCTTTCCTGCTGCGCTCGTGTCTTGGCCAGCCTTCTTGACGAACTTGGGATGGTACTCCTTGATGAGACCATAGAGATATTTATAAGGGTTCTTCTGACTCCACACAAACTTCTCGACGGAGAGAGAAGCTGTGTGGTAGTCCATGTTCTGATCCTTTGCTACCTGTTTCGTGGCTGCGTCTAGGATGTCTGAGATGTTGCCGTCTGAGCAGACTTCTAGGACATCGCTATAGCGCTTACTCTCAGACATGACATCCAGCTGCATGTCGAAGATGCTATCCTTGCTGTCATGAATGGCCTTGACCTCTTGCTCCAGAGTCTCGACCTCTGAAGGCTTTGCTTCAGTCTTAGCTTTTGGTTTGATCTCATCTTCGTCATCGTCGTCTTCGACTGGTTCCTTCTCCACAGTCTTCGGGCGTGAGAGTCTGTTGAGCCTGCTCTCCAGTCTTGCATTCTGCCGCTTCTGCTCCAGCAGCATCTGGCGCATCTCTTCGTTGCTCTGCTTGAGCTGGTCCAGTTCTGAGGGACCTTCTTCCTTAGGCGTCTCGGGTTCCTTCTTGCCGTCAACAGGAGGATCAGCAGGTTTGTCTTCTTCTTCTTCACTGCCTCCAATCTTCCCAGCCAACACACTCTCCAACTCGCCTTCTTCAATCTTTACTTCTGCTGCTTCTGTCATTGGTTTTCTCCTTTGTCTTTTGTTTATTAGCGTCCGTCTGGGCGCCTAACTTCAAGAGTTCAAGCTTATACTCTCTGTCAGCCTGCTCTTGCTGAAGCTGCTGTTGCTGTTCCCAATAGGCTTGTACTTGCTGCTTGACGCTAAAGGGAATGTTCATGTACTCAAGCATTACTGTCGGTGGTATAGTATTCGGGTTGTTGTGAGCGAATTCTGCCAACAACGCCGCGATCATCATCCTGATAGAAGTTGTCTCCGTGATCTCGTCAGCCTCGATGTCGTATTCGATTGCTGTCACGTCGTTGAAGCCCTGGCTTCCTGGGTTAATCTGGCTGTTGATCTGCATCACTTGGATGCCCTTCTGTCCAGTAATTCTGATCCACTCAGGCTCTGTGACATATTGTTGAATCAAAGTCAAGAGGAGCTTGGTCTCTCTGAACCGAGAGATCCTAAAGTTGTCGAAGAGGACATAGAGAACCGCGAAGCTGGTCTGCTGCCTTGCCCGCAGAGTGCTTGTCGCTTCTCGCGAAGACGTTTCAATCCCCATCAAGTCGTCGTGGATTCCAGACGCACTCTTGATAGCATTGAGGAAGATCCCGATCAGTTGCTGGTATACCTGAGAAATTGCTCCCTGAGTCTGAAACTTTACCTTCTCAATCATCCCGCGGGCTACTTCCATGTGGAAGTTAGGCTCTGCGCTATGCTGCTCGTAGCGCTCGATGTCTATGATAGCCCCGGTTTCGTGAAGCAAGATTCCTTTCGGTAGTGTCTGGAGCAAGTAGACAAGCTGGCGCATCAAGGTGTTAAGGCTTCTCTGAGGATCCTTGATAGTCTCAATCACGGAGAGCCAGGTGTTGTTGTTATCATCTTTGTAAGCGCCGTAGAGAATCCCTGGGAAACCATCCCAGTTCAATGGACTCTTCTCCCTGACAATGACAATTCCTCCTGAGAAGATGGTATAGTAAACCCATTTCTTGAAGCTCTTCTTGACGGAAGACGCTTCCCATTCCTGGAATTGCTTCGGTGTCATTTGGAAAAGCTGCTGTCCCTGCTGGTCCAGCGGGATTCCCTGGATGACTGCTTTTTTGAAATTCTGGAAGTCCTCTTTGATTAAGCCCTCTTCCCTTCCAGAGATTGGGTTGATAAACCAGTAGGTTTCAAGCAGTTTAAAATACCAGCACTCCATCAGTCGGTAGAGATCTCTTGCTTCGTTCCAGAAAGATAGACCATCAGTCCCCGTTGCTGTGTCCTTGAGTTCCTCGACGTCGTGACCCTTTGGAACTCTCCTAGCCAGCTCCTCCTCCGAAACCCACTTCTCCAGGAAGATAAACCTATGACCCCCGTCGTTCGTCAGGTTCATCGTGACAGCATTAGGGTCGAGGTAGAACTGGTCTCCCCTCCAACGCTTGCTCTTGATAGCATACTTGAATGGATTGCTGTCATCGATCCAGAACCAGTGGAGGCTCCGTCCTGACTTGCAGGTGTGTTCGAAGCATTTGTTTCTTTTCCTTGTTATCTCTAGCTTCTTCTGATAGTGAAACAAAACCCCGTTCATCACCTCAGTCAAAGCTTCATCTTCAGCTCCGACAGGGACAGCAACTGACGTGGTGGGAGCCTGCGCTGCCATCCCAACGAGCATATCCACTTTCGGCTTCGTCTCGTTGAAGACAGGATAAGGCCTGTTCTGTGATTCTAGAAGCTCTATGACTTCCTTGGTATCCTGTGTTCCAGCATAGAACTCGTAGCTCTCTATTGCCTTCTTCCGATATTCGGACTCCGGAGTACTAGCTTCACAGTCCCGTAGCCATTGCAGGATTTTCTCATGTTCCTTGTCAGTCGTGGATTCTGCCATTCTATACTCCAGTCCAAGAGTGTTTCTTGATGGAAGCTAGGATTCCTGTCCCAGGAAGACTTCTTCTCTTTTTCTTTTCTTTGTCCTTCTTGACCTTTCCCCACACGTGCTGGGAGAAGAGATAGAAATATTCCGTGATAGCAAGAGCATCTGCGATATTCGGAGAGGCGACACCTCGTTTCTTGGCGTCCTCTTTTGATTCGACTTTGATGGCACCCCCTTTAAATCCATAGCGCAGGGAGGCTAGCTCATTTGCGAGTTCCTGGCCTAAGTTGAGTGTCATTCCCTTGAGAGTCACTTCAACGTCAGGAAAGCTATAGCGAGTGTGCATACAATTCTCTCGCATAATTCCCCAGAGCTCATCCCGGAGTCTGAAGTATTTCTCCGGAGCACTGGACGCCCACGTGGTGTTGACCGGCTGGACTATCCTGCGGCCAAGACCTCTTGTGTCCTGGTGATGCCAGTCAATGACTCCGCCACCCACACCTATCTCGTCTATCCCAACACCGTCAGCTTCGTTACCCGTGAAGGGAATGATAATTCTCTGCGCCAGCTCAATAGTGTTCATCCCGTTGTAGGTAATCCATGGATCTATCCGCATTCCCTGCCTGGGCAAAATCACGGAGTCATCGTCCCCATAACGAGCCACGTCCACGCCCAGATAAGTAGGCCACTCAGGGTCAACTTCCACGATATTTCCAACACACTGTTGCGACCAAGACAGAGGAATATAAGTATTATCATCATCAAGAGGGGGATTTCCTTCAACACGAATTCTCCAGACATTTGTTCCCTCCCCGTATTTGTTCCTGAAATACTCGATCATCTCAGGAGAAACGTTCTCGCTCTTTCTGGAATCCCAATGCAGCTTGGTCCAGCTCTTGCTGAGCTTAGGCTCGAAGTGTGTCTCGTGAAAGTACCCCGTGTTCTTAGTCGGATTCCCGATGAGCAAGCTCCTGTTGTCCTCCTGTGTCATAGCTCCTTCGAGTGGAACATAGACTGGATCAACCACACCAGAAGCCTCGTCAACAACAATAAGAAGATGCTCAGCGTGAAGGCCAGCAAGTGTCTCTGCCTGCTCCTCCTTTGAAGCTTTAGCGCTAGGGGAAATTGCACGGCACCACCATTCTTTCGGAGCGTCCTTGTGAAAGATCTTGTCCTTCTGCACTACGAACTCGTCCTGGAAGATAGACATCCGGTACCACTTGTGAAGCTCGGACCAGAGAACGTCAGAGAGCTGATGCGCTGTGGGTGCGGTACAGGCGACTTTCGGGTAAGGCCTAGTCGTCATAAACCACCAGATGGCCCAGGAAGCAAAGGCATCCTTTCCTGTTCCATGTCCCGAGCGAATAGAGATTCTCTTGCTCTCTCCGAGGACCTTCAAGCCTTCCAACTGCTGCTTCGAAGGCCCGTTCTTCGGCACCTTACTCCAGTCAAAGGCCTCCATCACGAACAGAAGTGGACTGTCATGCCAGGCTTTTAGCTTCTCTAGGATAGTGTTGTTCAAGACTTTTTCTTCCCTTTAGCTGCTTTGGCCTTCTTTTCTTTCAAGTCCTCTTCAAGCGCCTTCCTGATCATCTCGTCCCGCAGTTTCTTTCCCATGCTTCCAGTACCTTTTCATTTTATGAAGGACAGTAGGACTACTTCTTTACTTTTCTCCCAAGGGAGATAAAGGAAATAACTCGCCTTGCAACACCAACGTAGTTTACATACTTGTCAGGAATCATCCCTGCTACCAGATCCAAAACCGCAATCCCTGCCAGGAGCAAAATCTCTACATTGTCAGTCGTAATTTCCATGCCTTTTCTCCTTTCAACCAATCCATCGTGTTTGCTGTTGTCTAACATCAACGTGAGTAAAGGTACCGTACCTGCCAATTCCATATCTATCAGAATATCTGTCTTCCAGGAACTCAGCCACCGCCGCTGGAGCAAGTTGCAACCTCTGCCAGTAAAGCCAGACCCTGATGTCAGCCGCGATTCCCTGAACGTGCTTTGACTTCAGAGCGCCACCGACTTTCTTGTTGTGCTCTTGACACCGGCAGCCTGAGAGAATCTCAATCCCTGGATATTCTGGATGACCACTGAGCAACTCCACTCTAAGGTCCTCCAGAACAGTCAGGAGTTCAACATCAACAGCGGAAAACCCACAGCCACACTTACAAGCGAACTCAGTTCTCCAGAAGTTCATGCTGACTTTACTCATGGATTCCTCCGTTCGATCAGCCTGTCAAGCTTCTTGTCTATTCTGTCAAGTGTCTTGTCCTTCAGGTCCTGATCTGTCGTGTAGCGCTCCAGGAGAACATATTCTCTTGGAAGGTCACACTTGAGTTGATATATCTGATTCATAGACCAAGCTCCAGAGATTGAAAGCACTGTCAACAGAATTCCTACCAACCACTGAAGAAACTTAATCTGCATATCACTCAGCTTATCCAGACCCATTTGACAGCCCTCTTAGATTATCTTATTGTTCCACCACTGATAACAACACCAGAAATTATTGTGGTAAGTTCTGGTGTTACTGTTCCACCTATTGTGACAGGGTAACCATTAGAAGGTACGCCTGCGGAATCTACCACGTAGAGGTAGACTACGGTACCTTCGGTAAAAGTTCCCGCATTAACCGTTACTGTAATAGTCGATCCCCAGGAAGTGTGTCGTTGAATCTCCCGATGGGTGCAGTCGTCCCAAGTCGGGGCATTGCCTATTTCTACTCTAGCTCTTGATGATAGAATACAAACGTCATCGAACCAGGCGAAGGTTTGATTATCGACATGCCCCTGGAACATCTGCCCAAAGCGGATATCGGTGTATTCTCCATCACAGAATGTGTGCTTGTAGTCATCTCGGTAATAAAGCTTAACACCATCATAATAATATTCTAAGATCCCATTGCAGTTTACATTAACAGTACAGTTGTAAGGATCATTTAGCTGTTGGTAATATTCCCAGCGACCCCAACGATCTTTAGTTTCACTATAATATAATGTATTTCCAGTACCGTAGGTGGTATTAGAACTCATGTTGTTCATACCATTCCAGTCAGGTTGTTGTGTCGAATTATTCGGGTAAAAGCCCCACACAACCTGACCCTCCGGAATTAGCGGGATACCATTTGGGGCATTTGTTGTTTCTCCGCAGGATGCTACATTCCCGTAAGTAAAAACCAGTTTGCGGTTTGCAGATGTAATGCTACCAGGAAAAACCTCCCTGTGCCAGAAAGTGTAATACAGTTGAGTGTATGGCCCGCGTCCAGCCCAACCAAACGAGTTGACAGTTTCGTCGGTCCACTCTATTTTTACAGATTTTTCTCCTGAGTGGGCATAATCGTCTTCTACATTAACAAAGTCGGTTTGCGGTGAGAGCCTAAACAGGGTCCATGTAGGACCGACAACTGGCGTTTTATATTCAATAGTAGCACCAACAGTGTGCGCCTCAAAGTCATCCCAGGAGATAATCGTTGACCCGGTGCCAAAGTCCGCACCGCTGATTGTAGCGCTTTCGCCGTTCGATGAATCTCCGGTGACTCCCGTAATGTTCGGAGCCGCCCAGGCGTTAATAGCAAAGAGAAGGGCAGCGAATACAACCATAGTTTGTTTCATATCGTTTCCCTTCTTGGGTGTGTCCTACCTCAATGTCCCGCCGCTGATCGTCATGCCGTTTGCGCGTAGGCGGTGGGTGGCCTGGGCAGCAGGGTTTTGTACGCCTATTAAGTCTTGGGCAACAATAGCGTATTTAACATAATCACCCCATGATGGAGCATCGCTAACCGCCGCCAGAGCTTGTGAGCCTGTGTATGCGCCCGAATCGTAATGCGACAGAAAGGATAGTGCTGCGCGCATTTGGTTCGCATATCCTCCCCACGCAGACGGCAGCGTTCCCCAGCAGCCTGCGAACTCGCTCCATGACCCAACCCATAAACCGTCATTGTCCATTATAGCGGGGTGCCTATAAGTAGTGGCGGTATATTTGCTTCCGACATCAGGGCTAAGCAAGATGGGAAATAGGTTGCCAGCCAGAAAGGTTAGCATCTCATCGGTATCATATCCGAATTGGCGCAACATCCCGTATGCCGACATAGTAAAGTAGTACATCCAAGGTGAATACTCATACCGCGTACCACTGAGCGTGGTTGCGGCGTAGCTGTCATACATCCACCCATGGATAGCATTAGGGTAGCCACTTCCGCCTGCGGTCACGCCGATGTCGTACTGAGACTGATAGTCTGTATTGGTAATGGTTAGCTCCTGCCGCCCCTCCTGGTACGATATATTTCGCCAAAGTTTATCCTCAAAATATGTTTTTTCAGGCGCGGTATCAGGAGAAATAAACGCCGCCGAACCGACGATCCATGTGGACCATCCGACTCCACGCAACTGTCCGATAATAAATGAATCTGCGCCGTGACGACACCACGCATCGGTAGTGTTGCCACACGGCCAGCCTAGAGCATACGCGGCCTGTTGCTGTAAGCCATCAAGAGCCCATTGATAGCCTGTGAGCAGATATGTGGCGTATGAAATATTTGGCATATGAGAAGTGTCAAGTCCATCATACCCGGCGTCAGTGAACGTCCCTGGATAAATACGATCCGCTGCTATCTGCGTAGCCGAAGTAATGTTGGTAGCGTTCACACCAGCAGTAGAAGACAGATTGACGGTTGGGCGGGCGTCCAGCGAAACTATCCGTCCAAGCGTCTCGCCGGACCCTCCCGTAAAATAATCCCCAGACCCGGCGAGCGAATCGGCCTCACGGTAAAAATATGGGATTCCGTATCCGCGCTGGCAGTTTGCGATTATAATATCGAAGGCGTCTTGTGCGCTGGCATGCCCCATATTATTCAAATAGATCGCGTCCCAGGCTGGCAATAGCCCGATGTGATAAAAGGCGGCGTCTCCGGTAGCGTCAAGATCAGTGATATAAAACCCGACACCATGGCCCGACCCTGTAGATGCAGTGTTGCCGTCCATGTCGTTCATCCCGCCACTTTCTCTGGCCGCCCAATCAGAAGTAAGGGTCGATATCAGCGAGGACGAATCAAGAGCAGGGTCGTAATTAGGGATAGCACCTGACGATTTCATGTACGCGACATTGTGGTTTACATGCACAGCCCCCAAATCGGTTCCTAACCAGTACGGTCCACGCACTATTTTTGTTGCCCCGAGCATGGTCGCCGACGCTTGATATATTTCTGATGTCGGAGAAGCATCGCCCGTTAAAAAGCGAACCCCCATCGCTGGTGAGTCGCTGAAGCTGTCCGCTTGAGTAGATGAGCAAAGCGTGTTTTCCACTATGTGGGTTACTTCTGCCTTGCTTCCTTGCGCGTAAAACCGAACCTCGAACATCGGTCGCAAGTTTTCCCCGGTAGACAAATCGATATCATGCGTTCCGGCATGATCTCTAACCATGATTGCGGTGGCGATAGGGCCAGACCAAAGCGCTTCATAAGCCCCAGCTTCGATCATCGCTTCTGCCGATGCCGTGTAGTCTGTGGACGAATATGTTAATGTAATTTGAGCTTCGAAATCGTAAGTGGCCAATTCTGCGCTGGTAACGGAGTTGACATCGCTAAATATACTACCGGATGCCGACGAACTTTGATTGGCAAAATAAACCGTAGTTGATCCACCAGAGGTAATAGACGGCACTACGAATGATATCATAGCGTGTTTTACAGAGCCATCATTCCAGCGGCTGAGAACATTACACTGCGTCGATAGCCCCTCATCTGCGCCTCCATCGACAAACGCCTTGGCATAATTAGCGATATCACCGATAGCAAATACGCGTGAAACAGTTATGGGCCTATCGGTCTGGGTGGCCCCGTTTAAAATAACGTAATTTTCGCCGCTACCGGAGTACGCCGCCAAAGACACGCTTGGGCACAAGAACAAGATAATAAGAAAAAGCAATAATTTCTTCATCTTTTTAGTACTCCGCATATAGCGCAGCTATTTCAGACGAAGATAAGGCCGCGTTGTAAATCCTCACATCGTCTATATCCCCCGTAAACTGATAGACGGCAGCCGGACCAGCGCCCACTTGAACATCTGCTGTATTCTCTACTATCGCAGGGGCGTCAGCCCCTGGAAAACCACCAGATGTGGTTTCCGTGCCGTTTATATAAAGCGTGACACTCCCTGTCTGGGCGTCCAGAACCACGGCGACATGCACCGCTGATGTGCCGATTACATAATCACCAGAAGTATATGTGGTTGCGTTGGCCATAAAACGTATTTTTCTAGAAGAGTCCTGGACTCTGAGCATCCACCCATTTGTGCCGTCATGTTTTACAACAATAGTGCCGTAGCCAGAAGCATAATCCACCCACGCGGCGATAGTTAGACCATTTGCATTAGTTCCGTCCAACCCGGTCTGCGTTGCGTCTGTAATGGCCGCATTGTTGCCTGTGCTCGTAGACAGAGCGCCAGTACCACTCATTGGTGTTGATGTGTTATACGTCGCTGTTCCTACCGCTGTGAGGTCGTTACTCCCAATAGCATCAGTCAGATCTGAATCAAATTCCCACCTTGCTACCAAAGTAGGCGCAGAGGCCACCGGCACCGACCCCGTCATCTGCCCCGCCCCCATCCAGGCGTAGGATGCGGACCCGGCAAGAAGCAGGAGAAGGGCTATGGGGAGAAAGTATTTTTTCATGAGATCACCTTTATGGTCCGGTCCAAGTTCCTGTCCGGCTGGTCATGTGAAGATTTTCAGCGTCCCGAGCAATGAAGCAAATCTGAGCGCCAGCAGTTGAGTCTGATGTAATCTGCGCCCCAGCCGCAAGCGCCGCGCCGTCAAGCCAAATCACGTCCGCATCATCTGGATTGATAACGACCGCTGCCGCTGTGGTGGAGTGGATGCAGAACGAGTCCCCGGCAGTGATGGCTGCAAGGTTAATCGTCCCGGCTCCGGTCGCCCAATGCATGTAGCCTTTTTGCATGGCAGCGCTTAGAGTTTGGCCGTCTGCGTCAGTGGTCGAAGCGATAGCGCCTCCAATGGTTCCAGAGACTACCAGGTCGGTATTGATTCGAACCGCCGTGTCTGCCTCAATATCCATATACCCGTCATTGAGAGAGGCAATATAGATGGCAGAGTCCCTAAGTTGAAGCTGCATAGCCCCGTTGAGCAAAAGCCCGGTATCGGCTACATGGGTCAGCGTTACGTCTTGGTCAGCACCGAAGTTGATTACACCCGCATCGGCCAGGAACAGGTCAGAGAACTCCAGCGCCGATGTCCCTATCGTCGCACCATCTGCTGCGTCCGGCACAAGCGCGGTAGCAACAACCGGGGAAGCGGATAAGGCCGCAACACCTGAAGAGTTGATCGTGATCGCCCCAGAGACTTCCTTCGGGTCAAAGCTGTCCGTGCCATCACCGATCATCAGATAGCCAGCGGTGTAAACGTCCGATCCACCGACATCAGAGAGCGCGAGCAGCGTTCCAGCGGAAACACCAGACGCCCAAGAGTTGATGGCTGCGAACAATTCGTCCACCGTATCGTGGGCCGCGTTGTTGCTGATCGTGGAATAACTTGCACCGTTTGTTACCGTTCCGGCCCCAATGCTCTGAAGTGTAGAGCTGCCAAAATTGACTGTTCCGGTAGGCGTCCAGTTACCGCCAGCCCCAAGGTTTCCGATGTTAATCTGAGTCCCGTTGATCTGGTAGGTGTGGCCTGTGGAAATGTTTACATTCCCCGCGTAGTAAAAACCGTCCGCGTCGAAGTAGCCAAGTTCGGTAAAGTTCGCGGCCATAGCATCGGTAGTGGTTCCGATTGCCAAGTGGTCAGGCGTAGCAGAGTCGATTGACCGAATAGCAAATTCGGTTGCCATGTCGTTGTCGTTAAAATAGAGATAAGGGTCGGCTACCGCGCCGCTCGCCATCCCGCCGTCTGAGTTTACCGAGAAGACTTCAACACCACCAGAGTCTTGAATTGAGAATTTATTTGACCCGGCAGCATCGCCAAGCTGAAGGACCACGTTTCCGGTGCTCTGAATTTCGTTGGCGTTCAGGTTAAAGTCAGCGCCCATCGTGATTTCGCCGTTGAATCCTGAGGTTCCGGCGAAGGTGTTGTTGCCGGTGAAGGCTTGGTTTGTAGCGAGGGTCGCCAAAGTCCTTGCAGCGGTCCCATCGTGGAATGAAACCACGTTGGAGGCGTAACCGATCTCACCAGCGGCGTCAGGGGTCGAGTCTCCAAATATCAACCCACCATACCCAGAACCACCCGAATACATCGTATCAGCCGGAAGATAGTTTGCGTCTAAGTCAACCGTTCCCCATGTGGTTCCGTTGGCGGTAGCCATTACATTGTATTGAGTGGTGGGAGTTACAAAGTCTTCTAAGGTAACGTCCGAAAAATCGATAGAATCATCGTCAATGGTATCGGCAGCAATTTGTTCACCGTCGATTAAATCAGACCCATTATCCCACTGCACGGCACCAACCGTCAGGTGGTCGGTAGTCTGCAAAGTGACCCCGCCGTTAGCTGTTAAAGCGCCTGTAACCGTCAAGGCTGAAGCTGTGATAGAGCCATCCCCGAAAGCTATGGTCGGGTCCGTTCCACCAGAAGCGTCGAACGTCCAAGTGATACCAGCACCAGCGCCCCATGTTTCGGTGCCTATTTCGGTAGCGTCTACCGTGATAGTCAACGCACCATTAGCGCCTGCGTCGGTAAAGTCGATACCGTCAGAGCCAGCCGTCAAAGTCCGTTCAGCCGATAGCGTAGCGTCAGGCGCCAAGGTGAGGTATTGCACGTCAGTGGGTGCGGCGGTTGCGCCTATTGTCACCCACCCACCGTTATAAAGTTTAAGATTGTTACCGTCTGCGGCGATAAACTTCTTGTTGCTTGCAGGAACTACGTTTGCCCAATTAGGAAGGACAAGCCCTTCGTCGGTATCTACTGTTTGCGTGATCCCCGAAAGGTCAAGAATATCACCGTCTGCGAACGCCAAAACAGGATCAAGCTGTGCTGCTGTGATGCTTGCCAGAAGTGCGGCGTCAACCAGGTTGTCATCTACGGTATCACCAGGTAAATCGTCAAGGTCAGAAAGCGCTGACCCTGTGCCGGTTATAGTGTTAGACGCTTGGTCGTAGGAAAGTCCGCTACCGATAGTAATAGGTCGGTAGATATTTCCGGTGTTATCAAAGCCAAAAAGTGTATGTGCTGCTGGATCATCAGGCCATTGGGCTACATTACCGGCTGCATTACCGAGAGTTAATGCCGCAATGTTTCCTCCAGTTGTCCTTCCTACCACTCGTTGTTCAGCAACGGTGAGCGCTGCTGGTGTATCGTCTGCGGTGGCGTAAAGCACTGTGTTTGCGTCATATAGAGAAACAGGAAGAAATGTTGCCGGGTCGGTCCAGCTGGCTACACCATTTGTGGCTACGGTGAAAAGAGAGTTCGCCACGGTGGGGTAGGCAGTCGGGAGTGCAATACCCCAGCTCTGTGTAAAGTTCGAGGCATAGAGGTCGAAGTGGAACTGATTCTCTGCCGTGTTATCATACCAGCGAACAGTTCCCTTGGTCGTCGCGGCTACGCCTACATGGAGGCCGTCTGAGCCTGTGATTGTCAGGCCGTAGAGGGAAAGGGCTGAGTCTGCTATGGAGCCGTCTCCGTCAGGATCTATGGTGTTCATCAGGTAGGTAATCAAGGCGTGCTGAGAAACACCATGTGCGGTGTCATCAGTCATGTTTGCCGTCGTAACAGCTTCGTTCACGATCTCCGCGGCTGCCCCAGAGAACTGTGTTGCCAGCGTCGCGGCGTCCCACAGTCGCATGGTGTTGTCAGTTCCCTCGGTGAGCAGGGCAGCGGTGCCCTCTGCGACCGCTTCTGCAGGAGGAGCGCCGGGAGGCCCTGCGTGGGAGAGCCCAGCAAAGATGCACAAAATGAATGCCAGGAGGAGAAAAGTCTTCTTTGTCATTGTTGTTCCTCTGCTATTTCTTGACAGAAGTAATCAGAACCTTGGCAGTTCCGGAACCTAAGCCTGAGAGTGTACCAGTGCAGCGGGAGCCCTTCGGGATATGGAAGAACCCCGTTGGGAACTTCGGAGCCTCTCCCGTTGCCGCTGCAGTCCAAGACCTGTTGAAGAGTTCGTTCCCGTAGCTGTCCTTGATCACGAAGGTGACGGATTCGTCAGCTGATGTCTTGATTGTCACTTGGTAGAGGTAGCCAGGGGAGAGCTTCCCTGAGAGATTGACTGTTGCGTTCGCGCTCCAGGTCATTTCCTGTGTGACGACTATCTCAGCACCATCTCCTTGCTCCAGGACTGTCTCAGCCCGGGCGATTCCCGCGAGTACCAGCAAGAAAAGACCCACCAGCAACCAAAGGTGGGTTGGGCTAAAGCCTAGTTTGGTAGTCCGACATAGGGTTGGGCCAAGGCCTAGTTTGTCAAAGCCTTGGCAGTTCATCTTCATCAATGTCTTCGCTTTCATCAGTGAATTCTCCTTCTAGAATCTCTTCGCCGTTGTCGGTGTTGCTGACTGCGTTTTTAACCAGGGCGATCTTTTGCTTTTCCATCTCCACGAGGTAGCCGACTAGGCCCTTGATCTCACTTGGCTTCCCCTCGATCAAGTGTTCCTTTTCCTTCAGGATCTTAAAGGCTGTGACTAGGTCATGCAGGCTTGCCTCTGCTATCTTCTGCGGGGTGATGTTCTCTAGAATCTCTGCTTGGAGTCTCGTGAGCTGGAGACTCTGGAGGGTGCGGTACTGGAGAAGAATCCCCTGCTCCTCTTGGATCTTAGCGATTCTCTTCGTCAGCGTCGGGATGGAAACCTCTAGCTCACTCGCCGCCTGCCCCTGGGTCTTCCCTGACTCCAGGATGTCGTAGAGTATCTCACTGTCTATGTTCAAAACTGGTCTTCCCACGGGTCTCTCCTTCTCTAGTCTCCCATTTTAGAGCCCCGCCCGGTCCTTGTCAACCCCTTTCTGCTCCAGCAAAGATCTTTCTTTTGAATCTTTCCTGAGGGTTCCGCGGGTGCCTCCTTCCAGTTCTGCTCTCGACAGCAACCTTCCTGAAAAACTACTCGCGTGTAAAACGCAGTCCATCTTCCTCGTTCGCCAGGGGACCTTGGGTGCTGGTGGGGTGGTTGGCTTTGGTGGTGGTAGGACGGATGATTGGAGAGGACGAGCAATGCCCGGCGTTGGACAGTTATTTTTCCATTTGACAATTTAATGCTTTCATGATTTAATGTATCCATAAGTTGATTGAAAGGAGGTGATGCAAGCGATTAGATTACTGGGAGTTGTATGAGACTGGCTCATACGGTCGGCATGATGGACATACGCATAGGAATGCCGGCAACATGAAAAGGCTGAAGTCTTTGATAAAGCCTGCCATGATGTGGCGCAAAGCGCCAAGAAAGGTGGTTTATCATGGCAGAGAAGATTAGATTGACCTGGAAGCTTGAAAACGGTTCGGAATTGGTCTGCGGCGTGAATGGTGGAACGAAAGAAGCCCCTGCGTTCGACTTCCTGTTTAGGGCAGAACTGCGGAAGTTGTTCCCTTCTTTTACGGAGTTGACCGTTGGGCAACGGTTCGCCATTCAGTATGGTGTGAAGCAGAAGTTGTCTGATGCACTCGCCCCGCCGGAGATTGAGACGATTCAGGATAAGAAAGCAACGCTGAAGTCCACGTGGGAAGAGTGGCTTTCCGGGAAGCTGTTCGAGAAGAAGGCAAGCACAAGGACAGCATTCGACCTGGAGGCAGCAGTCCGGGCTCTTCGAGCGCAGGGTCTCAAGGACGAAGTGATTGCAATGGCACTCCAGAAGCCCTTGGCTTTGGTTTCTGCAGTTGTGAAAGAGTAGATTTTCTCTTTAACTATCAAACTAAACATGGCAGGTTTTATCAAGGACTTTGGCTGGTTGGCGCTTGCGCCACAGGAAAGATTCACGTGGCGTTTTCGCCGGGGTTTTGGGGCATTGGGGCATTGGACGTTGGTTTCCACGCATCCATTATATAGGCCATTTAAACGCAACGTGGGGCTTTTGTGGCGTGTTTCGTGGTTTCCACGTATGGTGGCATGGTCTAAAAACGTCGTGTCGTGTTGGAAAGATACACCATGATGAGGTATGGACCATCAACAATCGAAGGTGTACCCTGTACCGTGTAACGTGTAATTTACGGTCGTCCCCACCGTTTCATGTCGTGAATCTTTACTGTTGTCTTTCTCTCCTGGTCTCTTTCTTTACTTTGCTCTCCTTTACTGGCTCTTGCTCTACTGGCTTATTTCTTACTTTTATCTCTATAGTAAAAAAA